ATTTAAAAGAATGTTCTTAGAATATGCAGAAGATTTACCTTTTAATGGAACAGTAAAACAACACGTAGATGAAATAATTTCTGAAATTACTAAAGATAAAATAAATTCAATGCCGTTCTACTTTTCAGATATGATAGGTTATGGTGCGTCTATTACAACTACTATAACAATTGAAGATGTAGGCACTAGATTTTATGCACTAACAACACCTTTTGTTTTAAATGAATTAAGTTCGCGTTCTGTAACAGTATATTTAAACGGCACACAGTTAATACATAATCAAGATTACGTATTTAATACTGAAGGTTACTTAGATGTTACAGCAACTAAGCAATTTGGTGATATATTAGAAATTAACGAATACGAAACAACCAATGGAACATATATACCATCTACGCCAACAAAGTTAGGATTGTATCCTAAATATGTTCCAGAAATATTCCAAGACGATACATATGGCTCATCGCCAATGATGATTAGGGGTCATGATGGTAGTTTAATAAAAGCATTTGATGACTACCGAGATGAGTTAATTTTAGATTTAGAAAAGAGAATCTTTAACAATATCAAAACAGAATACGATGCTAGTATGTTTGATATTAATGATTATCTACCAAGCACGTTTAGAAATACACAGTTTAGTAGAGTAGATGTATATCAACCAATGATTACAGACTTTATTCAATGGTTAGAATTAATTGATGAAGATTATACTGTTCAAAAATACTATGATAGAGTAGATTCATATTCTTGGAATTATTCAAATATGAATTCGCCTACAGGTGAGCGTTTAGCAGGATGGTGGAGAGGTGTTTATAGACAGCTATTTGACACAGACCGTCCGCACACTAGTCCTTGGGAAATGTTAGGTTTTACAATAAAACCTACATGGTGGGAAACACAATATGGTCCTGCTCCGTATACTAACGAAAACTTATTATTATGGGAAGATTTACAAGCAGGTATTATTAGATCTGCAACAACGAATTTTACAATTAATAAAAAATATGCTCGTCCAGGACTGTTAAACTTTATACCTGTAGACGACAGTGGCAATTTATTAAGTCCTTCAGATTCAAATGCCGTACAGCGTTTTGCTTCTATTGGATTAGATGCTCCATTTAAGTTTGGTGACAATTCGCCTATTGAAAATGTATGGAGACAAAGTTCTGACTTTCCGTTTGCACTATTAACAAGCTGGATGATTAATTCACCAAGTTCATTACTAGCAACAGGATTTGACAGATCGAGACAAATTAGAAATACACTAGGACATATAGTTTATAAGCCTACAATGAATCATCTAACACTTGCTGATTTAGTATTTCCAAATACTTCTAAGGAAGAAGTACAAGTACTAACGTCAGGTATAGTAAACTATATTTCAGCATACATGTCTAGTAGTGTAACAGCAAACTTTATTGATTATAAACGTAAACTAAAATCTATAAAAAATTGCCTAGCATTTAAATTAGGCGGATTTACTGATAAGTCTAAATTTAAATTAATTTTAGAATCTAGAACACCGCTAAACAGTGGTAATGTTTTTATTCCAGAAGAAAATTATAATATATTACTACATACTAGTTCACCGATAAAGACAATTAACTATAGCGGTGTTATTGTAGAAAAGCGTTCTACAGGATTTGTTATAAGAGGATACAACAGAGAAAATCCAGTATTCAAATGGTATCGACCTTTTAGTTCAAATAAAGATATTGTAGTAAACATTGGCGGAGTATCAGAAAGTTTTAGTAGCTGGGATGCTGGCAAAATATATGTTAAAGGAAAAAATGTTCAGTACTTAAACAATTTTTATACAGTATTAGAAACTCATACATCAACAAGTGTTTTTGAAACAGCTAAGTTTTCAAAACTTCCTAAGTTGCCAACAACCGGTGGCGCTGACGCTATATTTAAAGAACGCTTTAATAAATTTGATACGGAAATTTTACCTTATGGATCTAGTCTAGATACAATACAAGATGTTGTAGACTTTTTATTAGGTTACGAGCAATGGTTAAAAGACCAAGGATTTAGATTTGAATATTACGACGGTGACGAAAAAGTACTTTCAGACTGGAAAAATAGTTGTAGAGAGTTTATGTTTTGGAGTACACAAAACTGGGACGAAGGCGCACTTATTGCACTAAGTCCAGTTGCTGACGAAATAAATTTTGAAACTGAATATTCAACAGTTGATAATATATTTGATAACTTTTATGGCTATAGTTTATTAAAAGCAGACGGTACAAAGTTTTCAGAAGAGTTTACAAGAATAAGTAGACAAGAACCAAATAAATTTAAAATACGTCCTAGACAAACAAGTGACGGTGTTTATGCTGTACAAATACCAATAATAAGAAAAGAACATATTGTATTATTAGATAATACAACAGTATTTGGTGACGTAATATATCAACCGCCTACAGGCTATCGACAAGATAGAATACGTTCATTGGGATATAGAACTGTAGATTGGGACGGTAGTTTAAACATTCCTGGATTTATATACGATGAAGCTATTATTACAGAATGGGAACCTTGGGCAGATTACGACATTGGCTCTCTAGTTAAGCACAAGCAATTTTATTATAGTGCAAATGATAAAATATCAGGTACTGAATTATTTGATGCATCTTCTTGGACACGACTTTCTGATAAACCAGAAAGCAAGTTACTTACTAACTTTGAATACAAAACAAATCAGTTTGCAGACTTTTATGATCTAGACACAGACAACTTTGATGTTGAGCAACAAAAATATGCACAACATTTAATTGGATATCAAAATAGAGATTATCTAGCAAACATTATTAATGACGATGTAAGTCAGTACAAATTCTATCAAGGAATGATTAAAGAAAAAGGTACACTAAACAGTCTTAATAAATTGTTTGATGTACTTAGTTCAGCTGATAAAGAAAGTATTGACTTTTATGAAGAATGGGCAATTAAACAAAGCCAGTACGGAGCAAGTGAAGGATTTGACGAAGTTGAATTTAGATTAGATGAATCTAAGATTAGATATAATCCACAGCCATTTATTCTTACTAATAATATTACAGGTGAAGAAACTGATTTAATTTATAGAATTTCAGATTTTGAAGTTTATAAAAAGCCTGCAAAATATAATAATAAGCCATTACCTATAACTGATGATTTACCACAGTTTACAAAGTCACCTGGATATACACATATTGAAGATGTATCAATTATATTAAGCAAATACGAAGATCTTGTTTCTACAGATTTTTCTAAGATTAAAAATAATCAGTATGTTTGGATAGGCAATAGAAATTCTCAATGGTCAGTATATCAGCATGTAAATTCTGCATATACAATTACAAGTATTAAAGGAAATGCTACAGCGGTTAGTGTTGGCGCAACAGATAAAGATCAGTTTAAAATTACAATAGGCACTTCTGTATCAGATATTAACGTTGGTGATATTATTGGCATATATGATCTTATTGAAACAGATTATACTACATCAGATAGTACATACCCTATAGCAAATCAAACAACAGTAGATGTTGATGGATTTTTTAAAGTACTTAAAGTTAGTGTAAATGAAATTATTATTGAAACTGATAAAGTAATTTCAGATATTAATCAGTGTAGAGGAATTTTAACAAAATTTGTTCCTGTTAGAGCAGAATCTTATACACAAGCAAATGCTATTGCACAAGCAGGTATTGAGAAAGATAGTCTATTATGGATAGACAATGACGACAATGACAGTTGGAGAGTTATTAAAAATAATAAACCATTTAACTTACTACAGCGTGTTGAAGGAGAAGACAGAGTTCCTTTTAACAGCTTTGCAGAAACAATAGCAGTTGACAGTAGAAACGTTACAATGGCTGTATCAACACCGTTAAGCGGATCGTTAGATGAGTCGCTAAATCCTGTTGCAGGCGATGGTAAAGTTTTTGTTTATACTAGAGGCGGTAATAATCAAAACTTCCAATTTACACAAATTGTTGAACCAGTAAGTACACTTGCAGATATAGAAAAAGGATTTGGAAAAGGCCTTGGAATTAGTTCAGACGGAAAATACTTAATTGTTGGATCGCCAAATAGCTCAAATGTAAAAACTAAGTTTAAAGGTCTTTATGATCCTACAGCTGATTATCAAAACACAGAAATTGTTTCATATAATGAACAACTATGGGAAGCTGTAATTGATATTAACGGTGCTAATTTATCACAGCCATTTGGTAGCTTTACAGCAATCGTTGAAGTATTATTGGATAACAATATTACTGCCGGCGAAATACAATTTAACAATTTACTAGCAGGTAACTATCCGTTTGAAAATACTGAAACAGATCATATACTAGTAAGAGCAGGTAAAGATCAATATACAGCAACAGGTCCAGGAGATACTGTATTCTTAGATTGGTATGCTAATACAACAGCAAATCAAGGTCAAGCACCTGGTGATTTATATAGAGCACCATTTGGCGGACAAGTTCCGTCAGTTACTGAAGAGTTCCTAGAAAGCGGATTAGTAATACAAAAGAAAATTGACGTTGTGTTATATATTGATGCATTTTCATTATTGCCTAACGTAGGCGACCAAATAGAAGCTCAAGGAGTGTTTGGTTATGTAGAATACATATATCAAGATGGTCCAAGTGCTGTAATCTATGTAGGCGGAAGTGTAGGCATTTGGCAAGAAACTGAAGCATTGTATAAAGAAACTGGCGAGTTTGTAGGACAATATGTTCGTAACGCTCCTAAGGAATTAACACAAGTAGACACTACAGAAGATTTAGGCGGTTATTGGTGGTTTAATCTTCCGGCACCCGTAACAACAACAAATGTTGTTGAGGATGAAGGTAGAGCATTAGCAATATATAATGTTGTTCCAGCTGGTAAAGCTCTAATACCGTCAGCTGGCGGAAATATTTACGATTATAACAATACTGAAATATTTGAAGGCGACAATAGTATTAACAGTTATATTAGAACACTTACGTCTGAAGGTGAACCAGGAGCATACGGAAACTTTAATGTTATTAAGAGTGATTTGTTTGTGGCTAGAGCACCTAAAACACTTACTGATATTCTTAATAATGGTGACGATGTTAACCTATTAGTATTAAATTTACCAAACTTAAATGATCAATCCTATGTCGATATTACACCAGCAGGAATAAGTTATACTCAAACAAATAAAACTCACACGTTATATGATTTGTGGGACGGGTTTATTGAATTTTCTTTAGATGAGCCGGATGACTTTGGTAATTATTATGAGCCACTAGTTGGACAATTTGTAAGAGATACTACAACAGGTGCAACAGCACAAGTTGCTTTCTATCAAAGAGATTCTAGAAACGCAACAATATTTGTTAAAGATGTTCAAGGTACAAATAGTTGGTCATTAGGTAGTAACAACGGCGAAACATCTACTATTGAGATGTTAAGAATTCCTACTAATCCATCTCCTGTATATAATGTTACAAGAGAATTAGGAAGTATTAAAACTACCTCATTAGGTAGCGATAACCTAGGCATAGGTAAACTTTGCGTATTCCAGCTTGATGCTGAAATTGATACTGTTCCTGTAAACGATACTATCATAGGTGCAGAATATGTTATCTATAAAGATACTATAATTGCAGGGTTGCCTACAAGTGCAAATATTCCATCGTCTATAAACTTAGACTGGAAAAATGTATACAGAGTTCCTGTAAATGCCGATGGCGAAGCATTAGCGTTAAACAACTATGGTATGTACTCTGTTTATATTAGAGAAAATGTAAGCACATTTACTCCACAGGGTGCATTTATATTCCCTGAACAACTTGATGGGTTACGTATAGGATCTAATATTAAAATAGCCAAACGTAATGATTTATATAAAGCATTTATTGGTTGTGCAGGCGATGGTACAGAATCTAATCCAGGAAGAATTTACTTTGTAAATAACGGAACAGATGAAGAAGGAATAACATATAATTGGGACCTTGCTAAAGATAAGCGTTACAAAGGTTCGTTTGGTGAAGACAGAGATTATTACTTAAATGATATTGTGTTTAATGATGGTAATTTTTATATTGCTCAAACTAACATAGCAAACGGAGATAAGTTTGATATATTAGATTGGACACTAGCCACAGACGACAATATTAGAAGTATTGACTATATTGGTTATATTCCAAATGATACTGATAATGTATATGGTAATGACTCTTCACTAAAACTTGATGCAACTGGATTAATATCATTTGGTAAAGACTTTGACATCAGCGACGACGGAGAAGTATTAGTTGTTACCGCTGAGTATGATAATGCTCCAAACAAAGTTCTTGTTTATAGAAATGTAAATGACAATTATCAAAAATATCAAGAGTTTGAAGCAACACAAGTAAATGACGGATTTGGTACACAAATAAGCGTAAGTCAAAACGGTTCAATGATTGCAATATCTGCTCCAAATGCTAATACGTTAGACGGTGACGAAAGAGGTACAGTATACATTTACACTTACAATCCTAAAACTGACGTAAGAGAATTTGAACTAACACAAACACTAGTTAGTTCTAATCCAATTAGAGGCGAACAGTTTGGCGGCAATATTGACTTTGATGGAAATATGTTATATGTAAGTGCATTTGCTTCTCCTAGTGATGACGAAACAATGTTTGATACATATCAAGAAAGATTGTATCCTGAAAGTATTGTTAACGGGAAAAAATACGAGTTAGATCCTAACTCAATAGGAACAACAGCAACAACATTTGATAATGGATTTACATCCTTTAAGAACATTATAGCTACAAACGGTGTAGTGTATGCATACGACAGACTTGAAGATAGTTTGATATTTGGACAAACAATTGACCTTAATAGTCCTAACATAAGATACTTTGGTAGAAATATTAAAGCTAAAAATAATCACTTATATGTTGCATTACCTAGTTATGACAATGTAAATGGCGATGGAGTATCTACTAACAAAGCTGGATTAATACTTGATTACAGTCGTCCTGATAGCTCTAAAATTTGGGAAACATATAGATCTCCAAGTAACCCTGTTAACTTAGAAAAAATAAAACGTGTAATGTTGTACGACAAAGATAAAAATGTTATCTTACAAAATTTAGACTATATTGATCCTGTGCAAGGAAAGATTGCAGGTCCAGCAGATGAAGAAATTCGTTACAAATCTAGCTTTGATCCAGCAACTTATGATGTAGGTACTTCGGACTTAGATGTTGATACTACAGAATCATGGGGACCAAATCATGTTGGTCAAGTATGGTGGGATCTAACAACTACTAAGTTTGTAAACACATACTTAGATGGTGGCACAACATATAAAAATAATAATTTCAATACACTATTTGAAGGATCAAGTGTTGATGTTTACGAATGGGTAGAATCTAAACTTAAACCTCAAGACTGGGATAAACTATCATTACAGCCAGAAGGTGAGTCTAGGGGTGTAACTGGTATAACAAAATACGGAGCGTCAGTATATTCTGAAAAACGTGTTTATGATAAAATTGGAGAAAAGTTTACTTCATATTATTATTACTGGGTAAAAAACAAAACTACAGCACCTGATATAGAAGGCAGATCTATTAGCGTAGCAACTATAGCTAAGTTAATTGAAGACCCGAACGGCGCAGGTTATAAGTTTATTAGTATGTTTGGTGATAACTCTTTTGCTTTACACAATTGTGATTCACTAATTAAGGGCCAGGATACAATACTAAACATTCAATACTGGACATTTAGTAACAAATATGATAACATACATAATCAATATCAAATTCTAGCTGAAGGACTCGATACAAGTAAGCCTAATGCAGAAATTGAACAAAAGTGGTTTGATAGTTTAGTAGGATATGACAAGCAAGTAAGACCAGTTCCAGATCCTAACTTAGCAGCTAACGAAAGATACGGAATGCTTAACAAGCCAAGACAGTCTTGGTTTATTAACAAGGTAGAAGCTGTAAAACAATTGATTGAGCGCACTAACAAAGTTTTAAAAACTAATCTAGTTACTGATGAAAAAGATATTTCAAAGTTACAAGATTTTGATCCAGCGCCGTCGTTAATATCACGTCATTACGATGTATCAGTTGACACTGAAATCGACCTACAGTTTGTAGGTGTTTCTAGACTAATACAATCAGATTTGCTACCAATTGTACAAGATGGTAAGATTGTACGTGTTGACATTATAAACTCTGGTAGAGGTTATAAAACAGCACCAACATACACTATTTCAGGACAAGGCACAGCTGCTGAATTTGAAATAGTAATAAACACAGCTGGACAAATAACAGAAGTAAAAATACTAAACACAGGATATAACTATAACGAAAATACAGAAATTAAAGTTCGTCCGTTCACAGTGTTAGTAAAAGCAGATAGTAATATTAGAGGTAACTGGGCATTATACCAAAGAGAATATACTTCTAGAACATGGGACAGAATTAACAGCCAAGCATATGATGTAACCAAGTATTGGTATTATTGTGATTGGTATGCTCCTACCTACAGTACGTTTACTGAAATAGATCATGTTATTGATCAAAGTTACGGACTTCAAGGACTTGATGACCAATTTGGTGATATTGTTAAAATTTTAAATGTTGGAACCGAAGGATGGTTGTTACTAGAAAAAATTGATAATCAAGATACTACAGATTATACTGTTAACTATAAAACAATTGGTAAAGAAAACGGAACGTTGCAACTAAGTGAAAACTTATATAACTTTGATTTAAGCAGAGTTGGATTTGACACACAAACATTTGACACACAATTCTTTGATAGTCAGCCAATTGCAGAAACTCGAATTATACTAGAGGCACTAAGAGATAATATATTAGTTGACGATTTAGCAACAGAATATAATAAATTATTCTTTGCAAGTTTGCGTTATGTATTTGCAGAGCAAGGGTATGTTGACTGGGCATTCAAAACAAGTTTTGTAAAAGCACAACACAATGTTGGAAATTTAAGCAACCGTGTTACATATAAAAATGACAGTCTTGAAAGCTATGAAAAATATATTAACGAAGTTAAACCTTACAAGGCTAAAATTAGAGAATATGTTTCGGACTATTCAAATATTGAAAAATCAGAAAGTGTAGTAAGTGACTTTGACAATCCTCCAAAGTATAACAAAGATACACAAACAATTGGAGTTAGTGACATAAGAGTTGTTAATGGTCTATTAGCAGGAACGTTTGATGGGTATGATACATATCCAAATAAGTTTTGGTTAGACAATGCTTCTTACAGTGTTATTGAAATATCAATTGCAGAAGCAGGATCAGGTTATTTAAGTGCTCCACAAATTATTATTGAAGGCAATGCAACAGCAAAGGCTTCTTTAGGACCAGGTGGCAAACTATCATCAGTTGTTATTACTAATCCAGGTAGCGATTATATTGTTGCTCCTAAGATAACAATTAACGGTACATTAGCAGACGGCGGCACAGAAGCAAGAGTATCAGCTAAACTAGGTGACAGTCTAGTTAGATCAATGCATACTAAAGTTAAGTTTGATAGAGTTAGTGGAACATACTTTATTACACAATTAAATGAAACTGAAAATTTTGCAGGCACTGGAAGTAATACAGATTTTGATTTAAAATGGCCAATGGATATGAGAACTAACACTATTGAAATTACAGTCAATGGTGAGTTAGTATTAAACAGCCAGTATGAATATAAAAATTATGTTAATTCAGAATTAGGATTTGACAAGTATTTTGGAAAAATTGTATTTAATAATCCTCCAGCAAACAATTCAGAAGTTACTGTTAACTATAAAAAATCTATAGATTTACTAGATGCACAGGATAGAGTTAACTTATTCTATAATCCAACAAGTGGACAAATAGGAAAAGACATTACACAATTAATGGAAGGTGTTGACTATGGCGGCGCTCAAGTTAAGAGTTATGAATTTGCAGGTCCTACAGGATGGGACACAGATAATTGGTATGCAGGATCATGGGATATATTTGACGAAACCTTTGATGAAGAAACATTTGAAACAGATGGATCAACATTAGTATTTGATCTAAGTGCGCCATTACAAGCCGGTGTAAAATATAATGTTTACATTAACGGACAGCGTGTTGATGATGATGCTTGGGATGGAACTACAAGTGCTGATAGCTTAACAAACAAAAAAGCATTTATGGCACCAATAATAGGTGACGGAACAACTAACACATTTACATTTGAAAACGAAACAGGATACTATAATTACCTTACTGAAATTAATCCAACTTGGCAGGATAATCCTCCAAAAGAAATAATAACAGTTAGAAGATCTACTTCAGATGGTTCTTTGGCACCAAATGAAGATAGTTTCGATACAGCATTACAAGGCGGCGACTTAGCATACACTACAGCACTTGGTATTAAAGCAGAAGAAATTAATGTTGATGGCGACGGATTTGTAACACCTACAACATCAAAAGGTCCAGAAGAAACTATTCCAGGGCAAGTACTTGATACATTAGATATTACGGTATACGAAAGACCAGTAAGCGGTTCTAGTTTAATGCAAAGTCACATATTTAAAGGTGATGGAAATAAAACAATATTTGATCTAAGACAAAAACCTATTTCATATGAAAGTGTTATTGTTAAAATTAACTATGCTGTAGTTTACGGAAAAACTAATTATAGAATTGACTTTGATACTAATCAAATAGTATTTTATGAAGCTCCGGCAGTAGGTGACAACGTTGTAGTAATGACTATGGGCATTGCTGGAGAAAATATACTTGACTATGATGAATTTATAGCAGACGGTACTACACAAGAATTTTTAACTAATATTAGATTTGCTGACACAATAAAAGCATATGTAACAGTTAACGGCGATTATTTAGCATATGAATTAATTGAATCTGATGATAGTTACGAAGTACCAGGAAATTGTGTATTAAGATTTGTTCAGCCACCAGAAGCTAATAGATTAATACAATATGGATTGTTTGACAATGATATACAGTCATTTAGTCAAGTTACAATTGATGAAATTACAGCAGATGGTTCTTCTACTAGTTACGAGTTATCAAAAGCACCGTTTAGTCAAGATCCATCACAGTTCTATACTATTGTTACAGTTGGTAATGATTCAAATATGAAAGTTCTTAATGCAGGTTACAGTGAAGTGTTTACTGTTGAAGAAAATGTATTACAGTACAAAATGAAAGTATGGCAAACTCCAGTAGGGTCACTATCGGGTACACGTTTAAAAGTATTCCTAAATGATATAGAAATTAGATTCTTACAAGACTGGACATTTGAAGGCGCTAGTTCTTTTAATCCAAACATTACTCCAGACGCACAGCCAGGAAGTACAGTAATACTTAATAGAGGTGTTGCAGCTGTAGGTGATAAACTAAAAGTATATGTTATGGATGACGGCGATTATAGATTTGGCTATTGGACAGAAGATGATGAATTTGTTGATACTACCGGTGGCGACAGTTCTGCATCAATAATACATTTTGATGAAACATATGAAGAAGGCGAACTTATAAGAGTTTACCAATTTAGTAATCACGATGGTCAAGGAATTGACAGAGAGCATTATGATGTAGTTCAGCGTACTGAAATGACATACCAGTCAAAAGGCTATTATGACTATAGACAACTTAAAAGAGGTTTAATCAAACTAAGAGAAGAGGCAGTAAGTGTTGACTATGTATGGGTATCACTAAATGGCCGTTGGTTAACTCCTACAGCAGATTATATATTACTAGAAAACAAACAGTATATTGAATTTACTAATACTGTTGATGATGGCGACAGCATTGACATAATTCACTTTAGTAATACTCCGATATCAAATAAGTTTGGTTGGAGACAATTTAAAGACATGCTAAACCGTACACACTATAAGCGTCTAGCAAGAGAAGACCAGTATGTACTAGAGCAACCGCTAAATTGGTATGATAGATCAATTACTGTTGTTGACAAAGAAGGTAATTTACCTAGCCCAGATCCAAAGAGCAACATTCCAGGTGTTATCTTTATTGACGGCGAACGTATTGAATTCTTTAGGAAAGAAGAAAATGTACTTAAACAACTACGTAGAGGTACATTAGGTACAGGTGTTAAAGATATACATACTGCAGGCACTAGTTTTTACAACCAAAGTCAAGATAGTACTATACCGTATAGTGATAGTGAAGAAAATGTAGTAGCACTTTCCGGTGAATACAAAGATATGTCAATTGCATATCCTAATGATAGTATTGAAATGAGTGTAGAAAATATTGCTTACAACTTTAACAACAACACAGTATTTCCATTAGGTGGACAAGTAGCAACAGTTGACGGAGAAGGGTTCCGTCCAGGTGTTAAAGTATTAGTGCAAGACATAGAATGTGCAACAGAGTACGTTAATGCTAATCAGCTAACTTTTATAACTCCAGCGTTGTCAGTTGGATCATATGACTTAGTAATTATTAATCCAATAGAAACAGAGCCAGTATACAGACCTAGCTCTACACTAGTAGTACCTAAATACCTTCCTTATGTACAGATACTATTACCATATGCTCCTAAGCCAGTAACTTATTGGCCAGATGGATCAGTTAAGGTACAAAATCCAGCTGTATTAAATGATTGGTATACTAACGATTTTGATGAAGGTGGTATTCCAAGTGAAACATATTGGGAAGCACTAGATATTGAAGTATTTGCTAATGGACGTAGATTGCGTAAAAATCCAATTGAAGTATATTCAGTAGATGCAGGACAGTTTAGTCCTGCTGGTGATGTGTATTTAGAAGCAGAATATGCTGTTAACAAGAACGTTGGAGCATATGTGCGCCTAACTACGCCACCGCAACCAAATACTGTGCTAACTATAGTTAGAAAGCAAGGTTTAATTTGGAATGAAGTAACTAACGAAACAACAGGCGACTATAAACCACTAGGTCAGTCTAATACAAAAGTAGCAACTTTCTTACGTGGAAAGAGTATTGATCTACCGCGATAAATACATTGACAGGAAATAAAAATGACAGATAAATTTTTAGATAAACAGGGTATATTCTTAGAAGGACATGTAAAGATACATGATCCAGAATCTGGGGAAGTGCTTCTTAATAAGCGTAATGCAATACACTATGAGAATATGAGTATTGCCCTTGCAGAAAGTTTAAGTAATGCAGGCCAAGGTTGGGTGCATGAAATGAGCTTCGGTAATGGCGGAACAAGTTTAGATCCAACTGGTATTATAACTTATCTTACTCCAAACTCAACAGGTACAAATGCAAGTTTGTATAACCAAACATTTGCAAAAGTAGTTGATGATAGAAGTGTTAATAACATAGACCCTGCAAGAAACAAAATAGATATACGACATGTAAGCGGAACAAATTATACTGATATTTTAGTTACATGTTTGTTAGATTATGGTGAGCCAGACGGCCAAGAGGCTTTTGATACAGCAAGTAGTACTGAAAGTTTATATGTATTTGACGAATTAGGATTAAGAGGCTATGATCCAGATGGAACTGGACGTTTGTTAACACACGTTATTTTCCATCCAATACAAAAGTCGTTAAACAGACTTGTACAAATCGATTATACTGTAAGAGTACAAAGTTTAACAGGATTTAACGAGGGATAATAAATGGCATACACTATTAACTATACAGATGTTGCAAACAAAGGTACTATTACAGTTGAAGATAGTACTATTAATAGAGAAACAACATTAGGATTTCCAGGACGTAACTCTACAGCCTATGGCGCAACTATTGCAGAAAACTTTTTACATTTATTAGAAAGTTTTGCATCTAACATTCCTCCAAACAGTCCAGTTGAAGGACAACTTTGGTATGATAATACATTAACTGAAGAAAAGTTAATGGTGTATAACGATACTAACTGGGTTCCAGCTAGTGGTATTTCTAAGTCAATTAATACTCCGGCTATTGCACAACTTGGAGACCTATGGGTAGATACAGATAATCAGCAGCTATACTTGTTTACAGGCGGTGGTTGGGTATTAGTAGGGCCTAGTTTCTCAGATGGACTAGCAACTGGTGCAAAAGCAGACCAAATTGTTGGTCAAGATAACATACTATACAACATTTTAAGAATTGAAGTATCAGGACAAACTATTGGAATACTTAGTGGGTCTGAAGTGCCATTTATTCCAAAAGCTACTATTGCAGGATTTGCTACAATCAACCCTGGATTTAACTTAATTAATAAAGATACTGATAATGACGGGTTAAGTAACTATAAATTCTTTGGTACTGCAGAAAAAGCAGAAAACTTAATTGTAAATAACGAAATTGTTGCCGCTGGAAACTTCCTAAGAGGAAACACTACAAGTACAACAACATTTCCATTAAACATTCAAAACAACCAAGGTATTAATTACGGTGTAAACGCAGAACTTACAGTTGGCGTTGAGGGCAACGCTGGTGTAATTCAACATAATATTGGTGGTTCAAACATTGATATGCGTGTTAGAAATAACGATGTAGCTAAAACAGTAGTACGTGTTGATTCAAACTTGCGTGTTGGCATAAACACTGAAGCACCGGAACAAGCACTTGATGTTATAGGTAACATACAATCCAGTGGCAGTCTTACTGTTAATGATACTACACAAAGTACAACTATTAATAATGGTGCATTACAAGTACGTGGCGGCGCAGGCATTAGACAAAATTTAAATGTAGGCGGCGAAACTAAACTTTCTAGTTTGCTTACTACAAATAGCATAGTTCCAGATGATAATAATATTAGAGATTTAGGTTCTTCAACAAGATATTATAGAAATACATATTCAACTAACTTTATTGGAACACTAGACGGAACAGTAAACGGTAAAGTTAATGGCCCGTCAACATCATCAGCTAATTTAATTAACAAAACTACGTTTGTTATGACAGGTGATGTAGCAACAGTAGTTCCGATTGAGTTTGATGGAGCATATCAAGACCCGCAATTTGACAATGGGTCGACTACAGATGAAAACGGTGTAACAACTACGTTACCACCGGGCGAAACGCCATTAACAAAAACACTTAGAACAGAAATTTCAAACCAGTTTATATCAAAGAAGCCTCGTGAAAGTGATGTTTCAAATGCTGATTTAATATTATTTGATGATGTAAACGGATCATCACCGGGTCTTAAGAGTGTTACTAAAGAGAACTTCTTAAAAACTATTCCAAGAACACCGGCAGGAGTACTAATGCCATATGGCGGCGATGTTGCTCCAAATGATGACTGGATTTTATGTGATGGTAGAGAGTTAGATAAAACAGATTATCAAGATTTATTCCAAGTAATTGGATATAAGTTTAAACCAGAATCACAAGTAGGTAATAATAACTTTGCTGTACCAGATTTACGTGGTAGAATGCCAATGGGTGCTGACAACATGGGCGGCCAAAGTGCTAATACTGTAACAGCAACATCTGCAGATATTGTAGGTGCATTAGACGGTAGTGAAACAAAAGTAATTGATGTTACAAACTTACCTGAGCACCAACACAATTTACAAGATCAAGATAGTAACCAATTTTATGCTACACAGGATAGACAAGATCCATCATCAGATAGTAATGTTACAGGCATAGATGGGCCTACAGCTACTAACGGCGGACAAAAACTATCAAATAGTGGTGACGTTATTAGTCAAAACCCTGTGGGTCAAGATTTTAATATTATGCCACCAACAGTAACAATGAATTACATTATATATTCTGGAAGAGGGTAACAGATGAGTTATAAATTAAATAAAACTAATGGCGAATTATTAGTAGATCTTGTAGACGGGCAAATAGATTTAACTTCAACAGACATTGCATTAGTTGGAAGAAATTACAAAGGTTATGGTGAAGCATTTAATGAGAACTTAATTAAGTTATTAGAAAATTTTGCTAAAACTAGCGCACCTGGCACCCCGCTTGTAGGACAACTTTGGTATGATACAGCTGAACAAAGATTAAAAGTATATACAGGTACTACTTTCCGTTCAGCAGCTGGCGCTGTTGTTAGTCAACAGCAACCAAACCTAGTAGCAGGCGACCTTTGGATTGACAGTTTAAATAATAAACTATATTTCTTTGACGGAACAGACATAGTTTTAGTAGGACCGCAATATACAGCAAGCCAAGGTAAAACAGGAACCGAAGCATTTACAATATTAGATGAAAACGGACAAGACCAAACAGTTCTTGAACTATACATAAACGGTTCATTGACAGGAATTTACTCTAAAACAGAATTTAGACCAAAGGTTAATATTGTAGGATTTCCAATAGATGAAAATGACAACAGAGTTCCAAAACGTCAAATAGTAAGGATTGGATTTAATCCGGCAAGTGCTAGTTTTTGGTGGCGCGGAACAGCACAAAGTTCAAGAGGATTAGTTAGTGACTCTGGCGAAGAGTTCCAAGAAACTAACTTTATGAAAACTGACAGAAACACTAGTACAACTGGTAGTCTTGCTGTTAAAAATCCAGACGGGTTAACTGTTGGTGTTAGTGATACTGTATATGCAGCATTAAAAGTTGATACAGGATATGTTACTACATTAGAAACACAGCGTATTGGTAGAGATTTTACTATTAGAACTCGTAGAGGAAACTTATTTGATAATGCATTTTATGCAGATTCGGACTTAAAGCGTGTTGGAATTTATACAACAACTCCTCAAGTAGATTTTGATGTAGTAGGCGATGGTAGATTTTCCGGAGACTTAGAAGTTCAAGGAAATTTAACAATACAAGGTGATACAACTTATCTTAATGTGTCGTCACTAAGAGTTGAAGATAAAAATATTGAACTAGGATTAATGAATGATAGTGCAATTGGTAACGATGCAGTTGTTGATGGCGCTGGAGTAATTATTCGTTCAACAGACGGCAATAAGTCGTTAACATGGGAAAATGAAACAGGTAGTTGGACATCAAGTGAAGACTTTGACCTAGAAGCAGGTAAAGTATTTGCTATCAATAACGTAACTACACTATCAGCAGATAGATTGCATGATTCGGTATTATATGCTACAGGACTTATACAAGTTGGTAGTTTAACAGACCTAACAGTAGTTGGTGATGTTACAGTTAGTACTAATTTAATAGCAACTAATGCACTTACAATCACTAGTAACGGTACAATAACAGTTAATAATCAACTTATTACTGGAGTAAGCACGCCAACTAGTGCTAGAGTTGCTGATGCACTTGGAGGAACAGAAGATATAGATTCTAGTGTTGCTACCAAAGGCTATGTTGATCAAGAAATTAGTGCAGAACCAGTAACACTAACATTAGATGCTACTGGACTGTCAAATCCATCACCTGTGTTTACAGATAATATTGGTCCACACAATGATATTAGAGATGCAGTAGAGTATTTGTACCCAGCAGCACAAAAACAAGCTGGAACTTACGCAAGAGTATATGCAACATCATATGCTGATGCACCAGTAACAGGTATTGATGTAAATTCTGCAATAACAAAAACTACAGTTAACGTATATGTTGATCCTGACGATAGTACAACTCCAGAGTTTGATAGTGTACTAAAGGATATTTCAGTTAGTCCAGTATCTGGTACTGCTAACTTAACACCGTCAAGAGCTAAGGTAGAGTTTCAAGTAGTAGGAGGAGTATGGACATGGCAACGAACCATACCAGTTTAACAAATCAGATAAATACTAAGTCGCAATAGGGGTTTATAAATGGCATACACAATAGATACATACAGCAACGGAAGGTCTTGGAAAATTGAAGACGGCACCGTTGATCAAACTACTGATTTAAAATTAGTAGGTAAAAATTACGCAGGTTACGGTGAAATACAAAATGAAAATATGGTATTTTTACTGGAAAACTTTGCAGGGCAAACTGAGCCACCGAGAAAGATATCAGGTCAAATATGGTTTGATACAGGTAACTCAAAACTAAAATTTTATGACGGAATTAAATGGCGCACAACAGGTGGCGCAGAAGTTAGTTCAACAGTTCCAACAGGCCTTAAAGAAGGTGACTTTTGGTGGGATCAAAATAATGAACAGCTTTATACATATAATGGCGGAGACTTTGTACTTATCGGACCCCAAAGTGCAGGCTCAGGTCAAACACAAATTGTAAGCCGTACAGTACGCGACACTACTGGATCAAGTAGAGGCATTATTACAGCAGTTGTAAATGACGAAGTTATATTTACTGTAAGTTCGCAAGACTTTACAATTGATACTAATGACGTAGACTCCAATATTTTAGGCTTTGACAGAATACGCCAAGGTCTTACATTAAAGAATACACTAAACAGTAGCGGCGGCATTACATCAGGTGACTGGAGATTAGTAGGAACATCTACTAACTCAGAAAAACTTGGCGGCCTAGCATCTACTTCGTATGTACTAAAAACTGATGCTAACTTTAGTCAACTAGCTAGATTTTCAGATCTAGGTATTGCTGTTGGTGATTCAAACGATTTAAAAATTAAACAAGAAATTATTACTGGTAACGGCACTCAAGTAGAACGTCCAATAATTTCAAACGAAACTGGCGGCAGTATTGCGTTTAAAGCAAAAAATAATTCAGGTGTTGTAGTTAACTCAATACAGGTATTAGCAAATGCAGTTATTCCAGGATACGTCAACGGAACAGAAACACAAAACAAACCAACAGCAACACTTGCTACTATGGGTACAGCACAGTATCCTTGGCAGGAAATGTATGCAAAAGACTATATTGGTTTAGGAACAGCTGCAAAAGGACTTATCTTAGAAGATGATGTTGATGCATATGTATTTGATTTTACAAACGGAGCAGCACCGCCTGCTAACTTACTAAGAAAGCCAAGCAAAACAGCTTCTGCAAACACTGTAGTTGTAAGAGATCAAAATGCTGATATCTATGCAAACTACTTCCAAGGTATTGCAACAGAAGCATTATATGCTGACTTAGCAGAAAAGTACACTACAGATAAAGAGTATCCAGTTGGCACAGTAATGGCAATTAGTTTAGATGACGGAGCAGAAGCAACAAAAGCAATGCGTGATACTATTGCAATTGGTGTTATTTCGTTAGAACCAGCTTACTTAATGAACAAAGACTGTGACGGACAAGCAATTGGCCTTAAAGGGCGAGTTCCTGTGCGTGTAATTGGACCTGTTAGAAAAGGACATGCTGTATATGTTGACGAAAACGGATGTGCAAGCACTGTTGTTAACGGCGGTTGCATGGTAGGCATAGCACTTGAAACTAATCTCGATGAAGATGAGAAATTAGTTGAGTGCGTTTTGAAAGTATAAATAATAGTAGCACTTAATTAGGAAGAAGAGAACATGCCAGATTTAGTAAGGGGAGCCAATAATCCGCAAGGCGCTTCTAAAATTACAGCAGCCAATTACAATGATTTACAATCATCTGTTGCAGACTTACTTGGCAGTGGTTTTGCTGACACTGGTTATGGACAAGAACCAGTAAGCTCACCGTTATTAGCTTCTGACAAAGTTAGAGCTGAACATATGAACTTGTTAAGAGATGATATTAATAGAATCCAAGTACACCAGACTGGAAGTCTTAGTTCGTTATTAGAACTTACTCCGGGGGAAACAATTAGTGCTAATGACATTGACGGTATAGTTGATAAAGGATTTAATCAGTTTGTTGCTGTTGTTAATATTTTAACAGCTAACAAAGACATAGTTGACGGAACACAAGTAACATTAGAAACAGCAACTACTAGTACAAGATTTGCAGCTTGGAACGGTGAAGTAGTACACAGTTTTACAGCAACATTTGACGATGCTGCACACAGACGTGCGTTCTTTAATGCTGGCGGACAAATACAAATGAGTGCAACTATAGAAGGTGATACTACACAAAAGGGCGCAGACTGGAATTCCATATTAACAAATATGGGAACAATTAAGTTTAGTGCTAACACAACTACAAAAACAGGATCAGCAGGATTATTGCAGCCTGTTGGTAACTACGACTTGACAACAAGTTATCAAAAAATATTTGAAAGAAGAGGGCAAGCCGATTACTATGCAGAAAATAGATTTTTCATGTATGCTAAAGAAGTAAGTAATCGAGCAATTCAATTTAGAATAGAATTTCAAGACAACGACCAGGGCGATCCAAATGATGATGAGTTAATCCGCGGTACAATAACTAGTATAGTTAAACAATTAAGACCAACAGGGTCTTATGTATCCGTAGATTCACCAGCATACAGTACACAATCTGCATTATCTGAAGGAGATTAATAGTGGCTGTTTCAGTAGGTAGTTTAATTGATGGCGATGACTACGTCGGTTTAGTAAATAGACTTAACGCTGTATTAGGTAACGGCTCTGGCCAGACAGGATATGGCGAGACTGTTACATCTGCAGAAGGTTATCTAGATCAAACAACTACTAGTAATGATATTGATAATGCTGCATGGAATGCGCTAAGAGTAGATATCAATAAGGCTTTTAATCATCAATCCGGAGGAAGCTCGGGTATAAGCACTATCAACCAAGGTCACATAATTGGTGCTAATGCAACAGGAACATCAGTTACTAGAATTTCAGGAGACACATTTTCTATTAATTCTCCTGATAATGATGAAGGTGTTAACGATTTTGATAGCGCAATTGGTACTATTGAAACTAGTGCTAACAGTATTGCTGCAGGACAATTTTCTCTTACTTCAGGAAGACAAGGAGTTAACTCTTCGAGAACTACACAATGGGGCGTAAATGCTATTAACGTCATGGTGTATTCAGAACTTACTGTAGAGTTTGCAGGCGGTTATGACACAACAGATTCTAATGGTAATGTAGTACAAGCTAGTGCATTAGATCATCGTAGACATTTTTTTAATGCAGGTGGCGAAATTAGATTAAGTGCTGCACTTAGTGGTACAACAGCAAAAGACACAGACTGGGGCACAATGTTAGGTAACATGGGCCAAGTTATTTTTGGTAAAAATGCTACTACAAATGGCACAGGAACAGGCCGCGCAAGAGACGGATCAACTAACGTAGATAATGCCGGCGGCATTGAAAGTGCATTAGGTAATTATCAAGCAACAACCGGTTATCAATTAATATTCCAAAAGAACGGTTCTCAAGCAGAATACGCCGAAAACCTTGTAGCTATATATGTAAAACGAAACGCCGGTGGCAGTATACTAACATTCTTGTTTGAATTTTATGATTATGATTCGGGCGATAAAACAGGAACCGGACCTGGCGTCGACGAACCCGTATTAGCCAGCGGCGGAACACATACTTGTGGAATAGATTTAAAGCGTCCTAATGCCGCAAACGGAGTTAGTGTTCCAGAACCTGCAATGGCTGTCCAAACGGAATTACGCCTCACATAACACTTGACAAATACTTTTTCAGGCTATATAATATATATTATACCTGGAGAATTATATGGACGAAAGATTAGAACAAGCGTTAGACTTTTCAAACTACATGGTTACACTAAACAACCAGCGTAGAGTTATTCATGAACAATTTTTAGAAACTTGCGTACATTATTTAAATGGCGGCAAATTTTCTATAACTAGAGATTTGATTACTTTTTGTCAAACATTGCGAGACAATCAACAAGATAGTGCAATTTTAATTGATGACAATAATAGTCCTGTTGAAGTAGAAGATTTACAAAGTTTTTTAGATGAAATTTTAAACATCTATTTTACTACGTCATACGAATATCTTGATGAGTATAATAAAATTAAAAAGAATAGAAAAGTAGAAGGTCTTGTTAATTTATGAGCAAAGGTGTACTATTATTTGCACAAAACAATCATTCTATTGATTACATTAAACAAGCAATATTTTGTGCTAAAAAAATTAAAAAACACCTTGGCATACCTGTAGCACTTGCTACAGACAATTCTGATTATCTAAAAGCTACATATCCTTATTACGAAAAATACATTAGTCATGTAATAGAGCTAGATTGGTATGATTGCACACAAAAGCGTACATACCGAGATGGTACTATGAGCAAAAGAGATTTAGAATGGAGAAACCATGATCGTGCAACAGCATATGATATAACACCATTTGATGAAACTATAGTAATGGATACTGATTTTATTATTGGAAACAATAGTTTATTAAATGCATTTAATACAGATCAAGACTTTTTAATATTTCGACATATAACAGATCTTAACATGGATAGACCAGACGAATATAGGTTTAACAAAATTAGTGATCGAAGTATAGATATGTATTGGGCTACAGTATTTTATTTTAAGAAGTCAGAAAGCATGAAACGGTTCTTTGATCTTATAACACACATTAAGGATAATTGGAATTTTTATAGACTTACATATCAGATTGTAAATAAAACCTATAGGAATGACTTTGCATTTAGTATTGCGATACACATACTAAATGGTTTCCAACGAACTAATTGGCCAAAAGTTTTACCAGGAAGACTATGGTTTACTAGTGATGCAGATGTACTAATTAAATTAGAAGATGAAACTTATACTTTTTTATTAGACAAAAAACATTGGGTAGGACATTATCATGCAGGTTCTATAAAAGATGCAAACATTCATATTATGAATAAATTTGCATTAGATAGATTCATTGACGAGGACTTAGTAAATGAGTAAAGGGTTTTGTTTATTAGCACAGAATAATTCTAACACAAACTATATTCGCCAAGCATATGCTCTTGCCCTTAGTTTACATCTATATAATAAAGATCAAAAAATTAGTTTAATAACTAATGACGATGTTCCTACTGAATGGCAAAGTGTATTTGACCAAATTATTCCTATTCCTTGGGATGACAACGCTAACGATAGTGATTGGAAAATACAAAATCGTTGGAAAGTATATCACGCTAGTCCGTATGATGAAACTATTGTTTTAGAAGCTGATATGATGTTTACATCAGATATAACTCATTGGTGGAAAGAACTTGCAAAGCGTGAACTATTTGTTGTTAGTAATGTTAGAACATATAGAGACGAAGTTGTAACTAATAGATTTTATAGAAAAACGTTTGATGCAAATGAATTACCTAACTTATATAGTGCTTTACACTACTTTAAAAAAGGTGATACAGCAAAAGAGTTTTATAATCTATTAGAAATTATTGTAAACAATTGGGCTTTGTTTTATTCTAAGTACGCACCAAACGAATATCAAAAATGGTGTAGCATTGATGTGTCAATGGCAATTGCTAGTAAAATATTAGGTAACGAGAAAGATATTACTGATCCTAATAGTTTTATTACATTTACACATATGAAACCACTTGTACAAGGATGGTATAATAAACCTGAAAAATGGACAAAGGTTACTGGGAAGTATTTTACTGAAGGTAAACTATTTTTAGGAAATTATCTGCAAAGTAGAGTACTACACTATGTAGAAGATGAATTCCTAACAGATGAACTATTAGAGAAGATGGAAAATGGAACTACACTTTTACCTTAATTTTAAGGATGAGACAGGCGAAATTTGGAAACTAACAAATGAGTTAGATACCTCTACGCAATACATTGAGATTGATAGAGAAACAATGTTAGCATTTGCCAATGAAGATAAGAAGATGGAAGACTATATGGTTATTCCGTCTAGTGACAAAACATTAAAATATGAAATTGTTCTTAAACATAAAGACTTAGATGCGTTTGATGTAGATAAGAGTGTTCATCATCTTCCAAAGGTAACTAGTATAGATACTAATAATGCATTTGTAATACAACAAAATTTAAACAGTGCAACTTGGACAATTAGTTTAACTAATGAACTTAGAGAATTGTTGTCAAGTACTACGTACTACAAAGATAAAAACCAATACATATATGTTACGCAAAAAGATAATCCAACAGTATTGTTAGATACTCTTGATATAAAAATGTATAATGTATTATATACAGAAAGTTTTGACATGATAGAACAAAATAAAAAGGTTGCTCAAAACCCTAATGTGAGTTTATACTGTGGTAAAGTTTTTGAAAACTATTTCCATATTCAGGAGACAGCATGAGTACCATAAAAGTAGTTGATCAAGATATTATCTTTTTGTCATATGACGAACCTAACGCCGAAAAAAATTATGCAGACCTATGTAGCAAAGTGCCATGGGCAAAACGTGTACATGGTGTAGAAGGTTCAGATGCTGCACACAAAGCATGTGCTGATTTAAGTGAAACAGAATACTTTGTTACTGTGGATGCAGATAATATTGTTGATCCAGAGTTTTTAAATCAAGAAGTTGATTACGAAGCATTAGGGTTGTCAGCAGAACATGTGTTTAGTTGGTGTGGCAAGTTGCATGTTAACGGACTAATGTACGGCAACGGCGGATTAAAGATGTGGACACGTAAGTTTGTACACAATATGAAAACACACGAACACTCGGAAGAAGGTGACGATCGTGGAAAAGTTGAATTCTGTTTTGACGACAAGTACTATCAGTTCAACGAAAACTTTAGTTTGTCTTATACAAATGCAACACCTTGGCAGGCTTGGCGAGCTGGCTTTAGAGAAGGTGTTAAGATGAGTTTGGATCAAGGATCTAAAGTAGACGACTTGCGTAAAGTATGGTGGCAAAACTATCAGCGTTTACTTGTTTGGAGCCAAGTAGGTGCAGATGTTAGACATGGTATATGGAGTATCTTAGGTGCAAGGCAAGGATGTTACTTAACAAACTGTACGCCTTGGGATTATGCTAATGTGCGTGATTTTGAATGGCTAAACAACTTTTGGGAAACAGAAGTAAAAGATGTAGATCCACTTGAAACATCTATTCACTTAGGAACTGAGATACTAAAAGGCACTGGTGCCGATATATCTACTACACCTCTTGATGAGCAACAAAGTAAGTTTTTTAAAAGTGTATATCAAAACACTCCAAGGATAATTAGGACTAGATGAGTAACGAACAGCGTATACAAATACTAGAAGAAAAACGTGAAAAGATAAACAACGTAAGTTGTTCATTCTGTACGGCTAAGTGGTTACAAACTACGCTACTATTACAAAACGGTTACAATCACAGTTGCCATCATCCTGCTCCACATAAGATTCCGTTGCATGAAATTAAAGCAAATCCAGCGGCATTGCACAATAGTAAATTTAAAAAAGAACAACGTGCTAAAATGCTTAACGGAGAACGTCCTAGTGAATGCGGTTACTGTTGGAAGATTGAAGACCTAGGTAAAGATTACTTTAGTGATAGACATTATAAAACAAGTGATACTTGGGCTTGGGATAGATTTGAAGATATTGCTAAAAGTAATCCACAAGACGATGTGTATCCAAGTTACTTAGAAGTATCATTTAGCAATGCTTGCAACTTTGCGTGTGCATATTGTTCACCTGAGATTAGTAGTAAGTGGATGGAAGACGTAAAGCAAAACGGTCCTTACCCAACTAAACATGGGGCACACAATTTAGATTATTTAGAACAAACAGGAAAAATGCCAATACCTAATAGAGAACATAATCCTTATGTAGAAGCATTTTGGAAATGGTTTCCTGATGCATTGCCGCATTTAAAAGTATTGCGTATTACAGGCGGCGAGCCTACTATGTCAAAAGACACTTGGAAGTTGTTAGATTACTTAGTAGAACATCCACGCAAAGGTTTAGACATTGCAATCAATACAAATGGATGTGTAGAAGATGTGTTAATTGACAAACTAATTTTAAAAGTTAACAAACTTGCAGAAGTAGGAGTTAAGGTTGACATTTACACTAGTTTGGAAAGTACAGGCGCACAAGCTGAATATGCCCGCGATGGCCTTGACTATTTTAAGTGGCTTGTTAATATAGATAAAATACTTAAAGAAACTAAAAGCACAGTTGCAATGATGACAACTATTAATATATTAAGTATTCCTAGCTTTCTTGATTTTGTAATGACAGTAATGGACTTCCGTAAGGAATACAATACTAGTTTTGATGTTAATAGAATACCACTAAGCATTAATATAATGCATTGGCCACCGCATCTACAGTGTACACTACTTGATGTTGATTATCGTACAAAGACAGCAAACACTATTGAAAAGGTATGCGAACAATGGTTGAAGTATTATACTAAAGAAAAATATGCTAGATTATATTTAGAAGAGTTTGATCAGATAAAACGATTGTGTGATTACTTGCGTAACACAGAACCAGCAATAGAACACAGAGCCGACTTTGTAAGATACATACATGCATACGATAAGAGAAGAGATAAAAACTTTGTGGAAGTATTTCCGCAATATGAACAGTTATTAGAGGAATGGAATGCCTAAAAAGCCTGAAGAAAATCTTCAACAATATAGAGATAGAGTTTTAGATAGCAAAAGTAAAAGTTTTTGCGGAGCAAAATGGTATAACGCTACTACATGGTTAGGTAGTGGAACAACAGCTAGTTGTCATCATCCGCCTGCACATCAAATTCCATTAGTTGAAATACAAGACAATCCGTCTGCAATTCATAATACTAAGCATAAGAAAGAAATGCGCCGTATGATGCAAAATGGCGAACGTCCTAGCGAATGTGAATATTGCTGGAAAATGGAAGATATGAAAAAAGATGCTGTTAGCGACAGGACTTTTAAAAGCATTATCTATTCAGATGAACAATTACAACAAGCATATGAAGCAGATGCAAATGATAACACTAATCTTAAAACGTTTGAAATTGCGTTTGACAGAACGTGTAACTTAGCATGTAGTTATTGTAATGCAAGTTTCTCAACTACGTGGGCTAAAGATATTAAGAAGAATGGCGAGTATACAAACTTAGTTAGTGACGGTGCTGGCGCATTTAAGCAAGACGGTAGTTGGACACAGCCTTACAAAAATGATGAAGACAATCCATACATACAAGCATTTTGGAAATGGTGGGAAAGCGGTCTAGCAGATAGTTTAGAAGAACTACGTGTTACAGGTGGCGAACCTTTAATGAGTGGAAACACATGGAAGTTGTTTGATTGGTTTAACGCACAAGATACTGATATGCGTTTTGCTATTAACAGTAATCTAATTGCTAAAGATGATATTATTGATAAGTTAATTCAAAAAACTCAAGGTATGAAACATTTTGACTTGTATACTAGTTGTGAAGCAACAGGCGCACAAGCTGAATACATTCGTGATGGGTTAGATTACGAACAGTGGCTTACTAATATTAAGCGTATGCTAACAGAAGGTAATTGTAATAATATTAATATTATGATGACTATTAACAGTTTGTGCTTGTTTAGTATTACTGACTTTTTAGACGAAGTATACAAACTAAAAGAACTTACACAAAGTAGAACACCAACTGTAAGTCTAAATCTATTACGTTTTCCGAGCTTTCAAAGCCCATTAGCACTACCTAATCATATTAAAGATTATTTACATAATCAATTTAGTACATGGTGGGAAGCACATAAAGATGATATTGGATGGCACGAATTTGAAAAAGCAAGTATTGAACGTTTGATAGATTACTTGGTAACTGTAGATGCTCCACATAGACGCACAAGTAACCCTACTACATTATGGCGTGATTTTAAAACATTTTATCAACAGTATGATGTACGCAGAAACAAAAGTTTAAGTGTATTTCCTAAAATACTAACAGATTGGGTTGATAGTATTCCAGATACTGATGCAAGCATTATGGAACTTGCTGAAAAAGAAGGCTGGATACTAAAACCCAGCTCGAGGAATATTGATGATCCCCTTGCGTCCTACGATTAATCTGTATTACGATAAAATTATAGATGAAATGCCAGTACCTAATGGCGTAACTGACTACAAGTTTAGTGGTGACACTTACAGAATTCCTATGAATAGGTCTAGAGTGTCACCGATTAATTTTATTACAATATTATTTAATACACTACGGGTACTAAACGTAGAACGAGTTAACTTATTCTCCGGCAATGAAACAGCAAAGAACTTATTTTATCCTTTAGAATTAAATGCAGGCACCTCTTGGTATGATGCTGAATTTGAAGACTATATTCCTATTAAGTCTATTAATAAAATTAGAAAAGGAAAAATGAAGTTATTGATATTTGCTCCAAGATTAGCACACGACTATAGCGTTATGTGGAAACTACGTACAAAGTTAGATATGCTAGGTAGCAAAGGTATTACACGAGATAAGATTTATATTGTATTAGGAGATATAAGTAGGTCGTATAGAAAATGTTTTGATAATCCAAATGTATACGGAATTGACTGGTGGCAAATATATGCACAATTAGCTTATAAAAGTAGATACGGTCAAGAAGATTATTTCTGGGCTTTTAGAGACCCAACATTTCATGCCTTATTACCAGAGGAATATGAAAAAGAAGATTTTAAATTTGAAAATTGGCAACCTAAGCGTATATTTACAGCACTTACTGGTAATAGAGCAATACATAACACAGCATTGATAAGTGAACTAATATATACAGGCCTTGATGCACATGGTGAATATAGTTACAATTTAAATGGCGACTTGACTCCTAAAGATTATGATAATTTTAGAATAATTGATAAAACTCGTAGTGACGATTACATTGCAAAAAAGAAAGAAATAATTAATAGTTTAACATATGTAAAGAAACTTGATAGAACTTTAACCCAAATTAGTACTCGTCCGCTAAACATTGACAAGTCGTACTACGAAGATAGTCTTATTACTATTGTTAGCGGTTCTTTTTCTCCTATGTTTGATCAACACTACTTAGATGAAATTGATGTATGTGCGCCCGGCTTAGGAATATGGAGACAAATAGCCAAAGGGCACCCACTCATGGCTCTTGGTTGTTTAAATACTATGGGATACCTAAGTGGCGAAGGATACTATCTTCCTAACCCAATTACAAACCAATTTTATGATAGAGTTTCAAAAACTCCTCAAAAAGTTAAGTTAATGTGTGAAAATATTAGTAGAATGGCAGAATATAGCGAACACGAAATAAAAGATAAGGTTGAAACATTAATACCTTACATGGACAAGAATAAACAGAAGTTTTTCAATATGAAACATCAACGCAAATTTGAAAAACTATTTGGAGAAATGAATTATGAATGATGATTTAAAAAATAGCCCAGGATTTTGTGTTGCACCTTGGATGCATTTACATGTTATTAATGATGGTAGATCGTTTGCATGTTGTCAAACACCGTTACGTGAAGAAAATAGTTTTGGTAATGTTAAGCATGAAAAACTAATCGACATTGTAAATAGCCCTCGTGCTAAAAAAATGCGTAAAGATATGCTAGACGGAAAGCCGTTGCCTAGTGCATGTGAACGTTGTGTTTCAAAACAGCAGAATAACCTAAATACTATGCGTACTGGATTAAATTCTAAATGGTTTGACGAAACAAAAGACCTAATCGCAAGTACAGCAGAAGATGGTACGCTGTCAGAACTACAACTAAAATACTGGGACTTTAGATTCAGTAACTATTGTAACCTTGCATGTACAACTTGCTCGCCTTTGTTTAGTACACAGTGGTCAAAAGACTTTCAAAAGTTACATCCTGGAGCAGACAAATATAGTGACACACAATTAATTGATCTTAAAGAAGCTAATGTATTCTGGGATGATATCGAAGAACATCTTGATACTATGAAAGAAATACACTTTGCTGGAGGCGAGCCGTTAATTATGCCTGAGCACTGGCGTATACTTAAAATGCTTGAAGAAAAAGAAAAATTTGATATTGACTTACGTTACAGTACTAATGGCACAACATTAGGAACTAAAAAACAAGACGTAATGGAAATGTGGAAGAAATTTAATTATGTACATCTAAGTATAAGTATTGACGGAGAAGGTGATGCATTTGAACATATACGATATAAAGGCAAGTGGGATCAAACACTAGTTAATCTTAAAAAGATTAGAGCTAGTCGTGCTGTTGATTACTGGTTCCATCCTACTGTCAGTATTCTTAATATATTTAGACTTACTGAACTGCATCACGAACTACACATAAATGATCTAATGCCATTAGAGTCAGTACATCCATTACGAGGGTTCCATATGGAAAATTATTGGGTTGATAGATTCCATATTAATCCTTTGTTTACGCCTGAGTATTATAGTATTACTGTGTTGCCAGAATTATTAAAAGAACAAGCTGCTGACAAGATTACAAAATATGGTAAAAAGTTAGAAGCTAATACAGGTATTCCATTTAGTGGCTGGCAAAATATTATAGACTTTATGTATCAACATGATAACAGTCATTTATGGAAACAGTTTAAGTGGAAGTCAAAGCAAATAGACGATATAAGAAATACAGATGTATTTGAATTAAATCCAGAGTTACGAAATGGCTAGGGGTTTTGAATTTACACCATATCTTAAAACCTCACCTGCTAACATAAAGACAGTTAGTGACCTTCGAGTGTTTGGCAAAGCACATCAAGTTTCTAAACAGCGACTTCCTTTTGTTAAACAAGGGTATGAGTTATTAGCATGTAACCAGGCAGAAGAAGAATTGTTAAATCCTAAAACTGATTGGAAGTATTATATTAATGAATATAATTTTAGAAATGAATGGAATTTAAATTCTAAGAAAGAAACAATAGGATTTTTTGGATGTAGTTTTACATTTGGAGAAGGCATTCATAATGATGATATGTTTGTTAGCATTGTTAGTGAAGCACTAGACATGAATCCCATAAACGTTGGTGTAGGTGGTGCTGGGTTAGAAAGAACTGCTAGAACATTTGCGTCAGCAGCTAATGTAATAAAGTTTGACTATGCGGTGTTAACACTTCCGGCTTGGACTCGACAAATGCATGTAACTAAAGAAGGAAAGTTAATTAATATTATTCCTTATTATCCTCATAACGATTTTGAAAAGTTAAATGAAATATATTCATCATTTGATGAAGACTTTTTTGTTAATCAAGCAATATCGTATGTTAACTGGATAGGCGATATTGCAACAGCAAATAATATAAAATTAATTTTATGCTCCTGGGATCATCCCTTAAATGAATTGTGTAAATTTATCTTTCCTAAAGATACAATTAAACCTTTTCCTAATATCGATGACAAGTGTGCAAGAGATAAAATGCACCCTGGTCCAAAGTCTCAAGCGGCACATGCGGAGCAGATTATAAAGGCATTTCATGATAGAGCTTGGGTTTAGAAATATCAATAACGATATTAAGTATATAAAAATTAAACCAGACAATACTGAATTAGCAAACGTATGGCTGAGCCAACTTGATAGGTTATTAGAAACACACCAACGAAAAATATTTCAAAAGAATTTTAGTTTGTTAGGAGTTCATAATAATAATAGAACAGTAGATCATATATGTAATGATTTAGATAGAAGTATTGCAACGATTAATTACTATAGTGATTACAAAATAGTAAACAACTTTGGTGCATTGCGTAATGAAAATAATCAACAATTACTAAATGACTTACATCATCATTTTGAAACAATGCAAGGACAACTTTGGAACCCCGGAAATGAATTAACAAAAGCAAATGGACATACTAGGTTAGCAATTTGTTATCTAAATCATTGCTGTCACGAGCTTGAAGCCTGGTACGAAACAACAGAGATTGCTGCTGACGGATATCGCAATGGTTATTTTTATTACAATCTACTAGGTATACAAGAGCGCATTGAATTAGAACCAAAGTTTAAAAAACAATTTACTAAAAATATTGAAGATGGAATGGTGTATCTGCACTATGCACAAACTGGCAAAACTTGGTACGAAGCATATCTCGATAATGATGATGTAGTTACAGCTGATGGTATTTCAGAACATCGTGTAATTAGTGGTGAATTTAATTGTTACTTTGGTACAGGGTATGAACTGCCATCAGACGATAAGTTTACAAGTTGGTTAGAGTCAAAAGGTGTTGATCCTAAAGATGAACAACTAGCACTAGGATATGCACCAGTTGGCAAAATACAAAATCTACCTGACTTAGAAGCCCAAGAATTTTTTAAAGAGTATACAGACTTTTATAGTATTGAATTTAATCGTAAGCGTATTGAGTATGACTTTAGACACAATGATGATCATTATGTTAATCTTCTAACAGAAATTTGGAACAAGTGGGGACAATGAAATCATATTTAATTGACGTTGAACCTAGTAGTTTAATTTACTGGCAGCGAACCTATGAGCTTCCATCTCTTATTAAAAACTTTTTTTCTAAAGGCATGCATAAACACTTTCCTTATTTTAAACATTTTGAAAATACTAAACGGTATTTGAATTACCAATCTCAACTAGGAGTATATACAAAGTGTGTATGGTTAACTAACGAGTATATTACTAACAACAGTCAATTTAAAAATCCTTTATCTTTAACTTGGAACAAAGACAAACAGTTATGGATTGTACATCCAGGCGGACATAGGTCAGTAGTACAATATTATTTTCCTACTAAAACACTATTAGGAATTACTAAAGAAAAAGTAAACGAATACAAAGAAAAATTTTCAAACATTGAACAACTGCAAAAATTTGTCAATGCAGAAGTAACTGATACTAAAAACGGTTTATTTTTTGATACACACGATCAATACGATCAAATAAATAAAATGAGAAAGCAAATAATAAAGTTTTATAGAAATACTAAAATTACTTCTAATTTTGATTTGACAGAGTTTGGATACAATCGCAATATAGTTGATGATCCTAAACAAAATGTACATGTTACTATAGAAAATAGTACTACAAACTTACAAGCTATTAGAGCTTTACTACTGTTACCTACATTTAAAACTTTTAACAATTATGGAGTTAAAATTGAGCGTACCTGATTTAGAACGTGCAGTAGTTGAAGTATTCGGCGGCTGTAATTACAAATGTCAAATGTGTCCACAGACTACCGGAAGAGGTAAAGAATGGACTCGCAAGATGCCGTTTGAAATGTTTGAAAACATTTTAGATCAATTGCCAGGTAAACCTGTAATTAACTTAGAAGGTTCAGGCGAACCAACAATGGCAAAGGATTTACCACGTTACATTGAAGCATGTACTAAGCGTGGCTTGCCTAGTTTTATGTACAGCAACGGAAGTTTCTTTAGCGGACACTTTATGCAGGACTGTATTGATGCAGGACTGAGTTTTGCAAGATTTAGTTGTATAGGCTACGACAAAGACAAGTATAAAGAATGGATGTCTATTGATAATTTTGAACTACTGAAAACAAATGTTATAAAGGCAAAACAGTATATTAAAGAAACTAACAGTAAGTGCGAAATCAGTAGTTATCATTTAATACTAGATAATAATCAAATAGAATATGAAGTTGATCAATATAGGAATAACTTCATAGGTCCTACAGGTACAATAGGATACATATGGAAAATGCACAATTGGAGTGGTAATTATCAGCCATTGTATGTGCGTGATCCTAGTAAGCGTAGAACATGCGGTAGGCCGTTTGCTCCAGAGATTACAATACGTTCAGGTGGAATTGCAGGATTAAAAGGTGCTGTTACTCCTTGCTGTCAAACAATGGGACCACCTAATGAAAGTAAAAGTGTACTAGGGCATATTGAAACCACTAGCATAGAAGATATTTGGTATGGTGATGCATATAATAAGTTACGTAAAGATCACGAAATGGGAGACTTTCCGGACTACTGTCAAGGATGTGATTTCTTATATGAAGATCCTGAAGTATTAGTTTGGTCAAATGACAAAACAGCAAGTACAGATCATATGTTAGGTACAAACTTTAGTTTGCGTGACTTTATGATTGACAAGAAATAGAAAAGATTGTATAATATATAGATGTATGATATCGTATTCATAAGTTATAATGAGCCTAATGCAGATGCAAATTGGGAACTAGTAAAATATAGGTTTCCAAGAGCAAAGCGTGTTGATGGCGTAAAAGGAATTCACCAAGCGCATATTGCCGCCGCCAAGAAATGTTTTACTAAAATGTTTTGGGTTGTAGATGCAGATGCAAAAATATTAGATAGTTTTAAATTTGATCACAAAGTTGATGAGTACGATTTAGAAACTGTACATGTGTGGCGCAGTCGTAATCCAGTAAATGATTTACTATACGGATATGGCGGAGTGAAGTTGTTACCACGTAAACTTACACTAAACATGGATACAACAAAGCCAGATATGACTACAAGTATTAGTGAGTATTTTAAAGCAATGCCTGAAACATCTAATGTTACAGCATTTAATACAAATGAGTTTGAAGCATGGAAGGGTGCATTTAGAGAATGTACTAAACTAGCAAGTAAAACTATAGACAGACAAAACGAGGATGAGACAAATGAAAGATTACGAGTTTGGACAACAGTGGGAGAAGACCGTCCCTTCGGCGAGTACGCTATTAAAGGTGCTATTGCTGGCCGGGAGTATGGGCTTTCTAGCGGCGTTGATATTCGCTTAATAAACGACTTTGATTGGTTACATGAACAATTTAAACAGTTATGATTAGAGAATACTTAGATAACATAACAGCATTACACATTGAGCTTACAGATAAATGTCAAGCAGCCTGTCCTATGTGTGCTAGAAATATACATGGCGGAGCAGACAGGCCATTTATAAAAAATGCTGACATTACTGTTGAACAATTTAAACAGTGGTTTACTCCTGCCTTTTTATCCCGTCTAGGAAATTTTTATAGTTGTGGCAACTATGGTGATCCTGCGTTTGCAAAAGATTGCTTAGAAATATACACATATGTTAGAGAATGTAATCCGCAGGTAAGACTAGCATTGCATACTAATGGAAGTTTAAGGACAACAGATTGGTGGCAATCACTTGCAAAAATAATACAACCTAATGGACAAGTTATATTTGCTGTAGACGGCTTTGCTGGTAAGCATGAACTATACAGACGTAATACTAAGTTTGAAAAAGTAATTGAAAGTATTAAAGCATTTGTCCAGGCTGGCGGCGATGCAAGAGTAGATAGTTTGGTATTTGCACATAATGAACATGAAACAGAAGAATTAGAAAAGTACCTATTAGACTTAGGTGTTACTGAAGTAAACTTTAAATCTACAAAAAGATTTTATAACCTGGGCAACTTTCCAGTGCAGAACAAAGATGGAAGTCATGCATACGATTTACACCCAGCAACTTTGCCAGAATGGAACAATGGATTTAAAGGTGATATGGCAAGATTTTTATCTCCTGACGCTGTAGAACATATAGTTAATACTTCAACTGTAAAACCACAGTGTGTTAGTAAGAATGAACTGTATGTTGATCCGTACGGCAACCTATTACCGTGTTGTTGGATAGGAAGCGACTGGATAGAAGAACCTATTAATGGAGATATGGTATTACAAAAGTTACGTGATATAACAGTTAAAAACAGTCAAACAATAATGACAGATGTAGGTGTACCAAATTTAAACAATGCTAATATAGACAATACACTTGCAAATCAAAGCATGTGGGAAAAGTTAGAATCGTATTGGGTAGGAGAAAATAAGTGTATTACTTGTGTGAAAAACTGTTCTGGTGCATTGTATGAACAATAGCTACAATCAAATACCATGGCAAGATATTACCGAGTTTGGCCAAAAAACCCTCCTAAAGGGCCATCTTTTCACAGTTTCGTGGATCCTGGCTAGATTTTGTAATTATTCATGCAGTTATTGCTGGCCATACGCTAGATCTAGTACCCCTGACCACCAAGATCTAGAATTGTACTTAAAGACCCTAGATAGTATCAAAGCACAGGCTCGTGCAAATGGCTTTACAGACTTCCATTTTAGTTTCTCAGGAGGCGAACCTACAGCATATAAATACTTTAATAAAGTAGTTGAGTATTATGCTAATGATGAGCTACCGGAATATCAAAGCATACACATGACAACAAATTTAAGTCCAGGACAAAAATGGTGGGCTAATTTTATTGACAATACTCGGCATCTAAAACGCAGAAGTATAACAGCAAGTTATCATGCAGAGTTTGCAGATGAACAAGAGTTTGGAGATAAATGTCTCCAACTAATAGAAGGAGGAGTATATGTTACAATCAATCAAGTTATGGTTCCGGAAATGTTCGAAGAGCTTTACGAGCGTCTGGAACGATTTGCCGCCAGAGGTATTAACGTCACTCTCAAGCCCCAGTCCGATCCTACCGCCTCCTACGTGGTACATGGATATAGTGAAGACCAAATCGCAAGAATGCAAACCGGATTCCCACAACAAATCAAAGGACAAACGATTGCACAAATTGAACTCAAAGATGCTCAAGGAGTAACTTACGAGTTAGATCAGGCAGAACGCTTTAATGCATTTGGATTTAATAAGTTCAAAGGCTGGACTTGTAATGCAGGCTATCAAGGATGCGTTATACGTGAGAACGAAGTTAAACGAAGCTATAGTTGCCATGATGAACCCTTAGGCACGTTAGACGGCGGATTTGAGCTGTTTAAAGCACCATCTAAATGTATTACTAATAGTTGTGTTAGTTCAGCAGATTCAAAGTTGCCTAAGAAAAAATAATGTGGACATTTTTTAGAAAGAGATATAAAAAGAAATTAGGTGATACACTTTGTTTAGCAAAGTGGACACAGTCTAACATTTATCTTGCGGCTGGTACAACACATAGTTGCCACCATCCGTTACCGCATAAAATACCACTAGAAGAAATACAAGCAGATCCTAGTGCATTACACAATACTTGCTATAAGAAAAAGCAACAACAACTAATGTTAGACGGCAAACGTCCTAAAGAGTGTGACTACTGTTGGCGTGTTGAAGACACAGGTGGTATTAGTGATAGGCTAACAAAAAGTTTTACTAGCTGGAGCCGCCCATTTTACAATCAAATAAAAGAAAATAATTTAGATGCTCCTAGGTATCTTGAAGTAAGTTTTGATAATACTTGTAATTTAAAATGTAGTTACTGTGGACCTACATATAGTAGCAAATGGGCAGAAGAATTAAAACAGTTTGGTTCTTGGCCTAATCATCATCAAGGTAATAATAGTAATATTCTTGCTAGAGAACACAATCCTTACGTAGAAGCGTTTTGGAAATGGTGGCCGGATTTATACAAACAGTTACACACATTTAGAATTACCGGCGGTGAACCTTTACTAAGCAAACACACATATAAAGTTTTAGACAAACTAATAGAAGAACCTAATAAAAACCTAACATTAGGTATTAATACAAATCTTTGTGTGCCTGACGATATACTAGATAAATTCTTTGAAAAAATAAAACGTGTAAAAGTTAAGAAGTTAGTTATTCATACAAGTTGCGATACGTTTGGTCCAGCTGCTGAATATGCAAGGCACGGATTTGATTATCACAAATGGTATCAAAACTGTGAAAGAATTAAACGTGAGTTACCACATGCAGAAATAGATATTATGGTAACTTATAATATATTCAGTGTTACAACATTTGATACGTTTTTATATGATGTACTAAGACTAAAACAAACATCCTGGCATAAAAGAAACAAAGTAAAAATAAGTATAGGATATTTAAGAAACCCAGAACAACTTTCTATTTGGGTGTTACCAGAAGAGTTCTCTGCTTATATACACAAGCAACTTGAAATTATGCGTAATCATAATTTTACTAGTACAGAAGTAAATCAGTTAGAACGATTATTGCCATTAATGTCCACAGGAAATAAAAAGTTACAACAACAGTTTAAGGCATTTGTAGACGAACACGACAAGCGGCGAGGTACAAATTTTCTTAAAAGTATTCCTACTATGCATTTATTTTATAATAGTATATAGAATCTAAACTACTAAAATCAAAATATCTATCTAATAAATACTTACTACAGAGGATTCACTTATGAAAAAATTGTCCTGGAATCATAAAATAAAATTTTTCCAAGCATTATGTTATATTGGCGGCCCATTAGTTCTTATTTTTAATTGGAATGCTCAATATTTTTTATCTAGCGTACTAGGATTTTGGCTAATTGTACATTTAGGCATTTCTGTCGGTATGCACAGATGGGCGGCCCACAAGTCTTTTCAGCCACGTAATAAACTAATTGAACTTATTTTACATTTTCTTATTGTAATTAATACAGTAGGCTCTACTATTACATGGGCAGGTACTCATAGATTACATCATAGAACCGCTGATACTGATGACGATCCTCATCGCATTGTAGGACAATCGTTTTTTACTAAATTAAAATATTGGTTTAATTATTGGCCTGCGCATTATGTTCCATTAAAATCAATTTCAGATTTAACTAGAGATCCAATGCATAAGTGGTTCCATAGACACTATTTTAAAATTCTTATCACTTACATGGCTGTACTAGCTCTTATTGATATTAACTTATTTTTATACGGATACATTGTTGTTACTATGTTTAATATACACTGGATTTCTTGGATAACAGTAGGCGCTCATATTTTTGGTCATAAACAAAATGATACTAAAGATAATTCTAAAAATACTTTTATTATGGGATTGCTTATGTGGGGAGAAGGATGGCATAATAACCATCATCACAGACCAGGATCGTATGCGTTTGGATGGAACTGGAAGCAACCTGATATTGGCAAACATATTATTAAACTAATAGCCAAACCAGAATCACTGAGGCATGCAAAACAATGACACACGCAAGACAAGTACAGTTTACAGCATTAGCAAATCACATAATTGCAATAGCAGGTATTGCATATGTAATATATACTGGCCAACTACATTGGTTACTAATAGGATTAGCTATGTTTGGTGTTGTTATGATTATGAGTGTTAACATAGCATTGCACAGATTTATTAGTCATAGGAGTTTTAAAACAGGCCCTATACGAGAAAAATTCTTAAAATACATATCAATTATTTCAGCATTTGGATCTCCAATATCTTGGTCAGCAATGCACCGATATCATCATATGCATTCTGGATCACATGAAGACAACCAGTCTCCAAAAAATATTGGTTATATCAAAGCCTGGCTTACACTATACGACAACGTTCGTATTCCGCCAAGAATTTTGAGAGATGTAATTAAAGACAAAGATGCTCAATATATTCACAAACATTATTTTAGAATACTTTATACATATGCAATTATTTTATTTTTAATTAATCCATTGTTAATGGTATTCGTATTCAGTCTTCCAGCAGCATGTTGTTATCAAGCCGCTGGAGCGTTTGCTGTTATACCACATTCAGATAAATTTGGTTATAAAGTATTAGATTCATTAAAAGATGATGATTCAGTTAATAGTCCACTTGCTTCTATTTTAAGTTGGGGCGAAGGTTGGCATAACTATCATCATACACGCCCTAGTGATCACAGACACGGTCATTACTGGTGGGAAATAGATCCCCCGGCTTGGATTATCGAAAAGGTATTTAAGGTCTCGTGATAGATGCTACTTTAGAAACAAACGAAATTAAATTATGGATTTTTGATTACGATAATGACGAATGGGAACGTGTTAGAAATTTATGTCTTGAAGAAGATAATTGGTTAAGAGAAAACTATCTTCCGCATCGTTGTAAAGTATCAGATCACAAAGTATTTTTTATAGCATACTATCTTGACGGAAGGCCTATGATGTTCGGCGGCATTAAAGAATATACTAATAATGTTGCTAGAGCGTTTAATAGAATGTATGCATTTCCTTATGTACGGTCAGTTAGAAAATTTAAACATCATCATGGTATAATGATTAATACAATATTGCCTGCAATGGAAAATGCAATTGACAAAGAGTATGGGTTGCTATTTGTAAGTATGCAAATGAGAGAACGTTCATATAAAGGCAATCAAAAATGGTGGGAGTTTTGGAAAAAAAGTTGGTTTACATGGGCACCTAATTGGAAAGACTTTAATGGATTAGTGCAAACATATCCAGCTGATAATGCAACATGCTATCAAAATATTGTGTATAGAGAATCAAGCACATTCTCTTTCAACGACTGGGACTCTAATACTATTTCATATGATGAATATGATAGGAAGTTTACAGATGTATAACATCAAACTAGATTATGATTTTGATATATTCTTAGCCGCAGATTATAGTATCCATGAAGGTAGTTGTATTGCACATCAAGTACACGAGCTAACTGATATTCATGCAGACTATGGAGGCTTCCCGGATAGTTACGATAGCGAAAATACAAAAATACGTCAACTATGGTGGGATAATACACAAGTAAATTTTGATACTCTTGCTCAACAACTAAGCATGGAAGTTATTACTGTTAGCTCGATACTACAGCCACCAGGTAATACTATTCCAATACATCGAGATACATTTTTTCAAATCAACAAACAGTATCCTAACGATCCAAGATTAAAAGTACGTGCTAATATATATTTAGAAGATTGGAAAGTAGGCCATTTCCTACAATATCAACAAGAAGATAAAAGTTGGCATAATAGTACACATTGGAAGCAAGGTGAAGGATGGATGTGGGATAGTAAACATTTACACCTTAGTGCTAATGCAGGAATGTCTCCTAAATATACTTTACAAGTTAGTGGGTTCTTAAATGAGTGGTGATATAGTTCTATGGTATGATGATTTAGAAGAAAATAACTGTGTAATTGAAAACGCTGTTTATTTAAATAGATCTATTTTAAAAAAGCTAACACATAACAATATTAAGTTTTCTGTAAGACAAACATCTGAAGAATTAGATAATTCAAAAACTAATGTTTATGTAATTGAACTACACAATGTACACGCAGGTGTAGATATATTTTCTAAAATACCTCAACATACTAAAAACTTGTTTAAAGCAGGACTTTCTGTTATGTTATATTATCCTAGAGAAGGTCACTCATTAGAAGAGTGGTTCGTAAATATACATAACAACTTACAAAAAAATAATTTACTAGATGCTAATATATTATTTGTATTCGGTGACTATGATATAGAAGTTAATTATGCGTTGTTCTTAAACAAATATAAACTTGATAGTTTTGTTACTCCAATCGCAATAGATTATTTTGCAGGTGATTATTTTGAAAATGTATCAGCATATAATACTTTTGATAATGTTGACGCAGACAAAAAATATGATTTTTTATTTTATAATGGTAAACTTAGACCACACAGATTATATGCTGTAGCAGAACTTGCTCGTTTGCGTATTTTAAAAAGGAACTTAGTTAGTTTAACAGCAACAACTCATACCTCTGGTTTATCTTCATTAGATGATTGTTTAAGAGTTTTAAAACAAGTTGGCTTAAAAACAAAATATATAACTAACTTTGCAAGGTCATTTAAGCCAATTATTTTAGATATGCCTTCTGATAAGTTTTCTCAAGATAGTATACATAATACAGAGCTATGGCACTATACTGATACATTTTTCAGTATAATAAGCGAAACTACAATAGACAATCGATTTATTACAGAAAAAATATATAAGCCTATGTTAAATTTACATCCTTTTATAATTATTGGTGCACCTAGGATACTTGAATTACTAAAAGAAAAAGGATATTATACTTTTGAAGAAATGTTTGATGAAAGTTATGATACCGAATTAGACCCAGTAGTGCGTATTAATAAAGTTATTAGTAATGTTAATAATTTTTCAAAAAAGACATACAAAGAAAAACATAAAATTTACAAATCAATTATTCCTAAATTGCTACATAATAGGAATCATTATTATAGTACAGCAACTACGTCAAGCGTAAATGAATTTTCAAAGATTTTTAAAACATTAGAGGAAAGCACATGAAGGTAGATATACAAGATGTATTGTTCTGGATGGATGCAATTCGAAACAGCGAAGACAAATACCGTACACTTGAAAGCTTCTGGAAAGGTCAAGTTAATAGTAAAGTTTGGTTAGCAACAGAGTTATACAGTGTAATATCTAAAACAAAACAGAATAGCATAGTCATATACGGTGGTTGGAACGGAGTGCTGGCAAGTATACTCTTTAACAGTCGCCTACCGTTAAACAGCATTACAAGCGTGGATATAGACCCTGTGTGCGAAGATATAGCAAACACAGTAAACAAGCGTCAAGAGATGCAAGGTAAGTTTAGTGCTGTAACAGCAGATATGTGCGAATACACTACTAATGCTGATGTAGTTATAAACACTAGTTGCGAACACATTACACAAGAACAGTACGAACAATGGTTAAACAATCAACCAGATGATGCACTAATTGTACTACAAAGTAATAACTATTTTAAACATGAAGAACATGTTCGATGCTCAACAGATTTAGATGATTTTATAAAAATGTCTAACATCCAGGTCCTGTATAGTGGAGAGTTAGAAACGCCTAAATACAATAGATATATGGTAATAGGAAAGAAAAATTAATGTCTGACTTAGAAAAATACCAAGCTGAAATAGCAAAAGTAAGTGGCACTGAAACATTTTGTATACTGCCTTGGATACACTTTGCTACTAGACCTAATGGCGATATGCGTTTATGTTGTTCGTCTAATGCAAGTGGCGCTGGCGGAGATCACACGGTTGGACTTGTTAAAATGGAAGATGGCAAGCCAGCAAACTTTGGTAGAGAAACACCAATGGAAGCATGGAATAACGACTACATGAAAAGTGTACGTACAACTATGCTTGATGGTAAAATACCTGCAAGTTGTACAAAATGTTTCCAAGAAGAAAAACAAGGTGTTGTAAGTAAACGTGTTTGGGAAACAGGAACTTGGCACCAAGACGACAATGGTGTAGACATACCTGAACTTATTCGTCAAACAAAAGAAGATGGTACAGTACCAGAAAATTTAAAATATTTGGATCTAAGATTAGGACATACATGCAACATTAAGTGTGTAATGTGTAGCCCGCATGATTCAAGTAAGTGGGTTGCAGACCATAAAAAACTTATTCCTGTACTACAAGATCCTGAAGTTAAAAGACAAATGCAATGGGATCGTAAAACTTTTAATAATAAGTGGCACGAGAAAGATACCTTCTGGGAAGAAATGTATGCACAAATTCCTAACCTAAGACAAGTGTACTTTGCTGGAGGCGAGCCTCTAATGATTAAAGAACACAAGATGTTTATTGAAGAAATATTACGTCAAGGATATCAAGATAAAATACTTCTACGTTATAACTCTAATGGATTATTAGTTGACGATGATCTAATTGAAATGTGGAGCAAGTTTAAAAAAGTTAAGTTTGCTATTAGTATGGATGCTAGTCACGAACGTGATGAATACATACGCTTTCCTACAGACTTTGAAACTGTAGAAAAAACTCTACATATGCTTGACAACACTCCTGACAATATACAAACAAGTTTAGCAACAGCAATACAAATATTTAATGTGAAGCACTTGCCCGACTTTATGAAGTGGAAATTAGAAAGCGGATTTAAAAAGCTAAACAGCGGAACACTACCAGGTGGCGTACAAATGGGCGGCGGTCTAGTTAATATGCATTTACTATATATTCCTACTTTTCTTAGTATACAAATACTACCGGAAGAAGATAAACAAGAAGTTAAAGAACGTTTTATGGATTTTAAAGACTACTTGTGGAACAACTATAGACAAGATGACGAATATTGGAAACATAATCCTTATGGCTGGAAACGTTGGGAAGCTGTTCTTAATCACATGAATGCACAAGACAATAGTCATTTACTTCCGGGCTTTAAAGAATATACAAATAAACTTGATAAAATTCGCAACTTAAATGCTGCAAAAGTATTTCCAGAGTTAGCACATTTACTATGACAGATCCTATAAACATAATAAACTTAGATGCACAGCCTACAAAAATAGTAAGTCTGCAGCCTAAAGAAGTATTAGATATAAGATTCTGGCCTACAGATATATGTAATTTTAATTGTACCTATTGTTTTCCAGGAAGTAAAGACGCTGTTTATAGATATCCTAAAAATATTGAAACTGTAATAAAAAACTTTAACTTACTTTTTGATTTGTATAAAGATAAGCACAATAAGCAAAAGTTTAATATTAATCTTGTTGGAGGCGGCGAGCCAACAATGTGGCCTCATTTTAAAAAGTTTTGTGATGGAATTAGACAACATCACGATGTAGAACTTAAAGTTACTACTAATGGTAGTAGATCCTTAAGATGGTGGGAGCAAAACGGATTATCAGTTGATAAAGTTACACTAAGTGTTCATCATGAGTTTGCAGACATTGATCATACTATTAAAGTTTTAGATTTTCTTCATAGTTCAGGTACAATTTGTACAGCACTGGTACTTATGGATGCAGAGTATTTTGATAAATGTAAAGGTATAATAGATAGATTCCAAGAAAGTAAATATCCTTGGTTTATTGAAGCAAAGCCAATTGTAGACTTTGAAGGTAAAGATAGTTTAAGTTATACCGAAGAACAAAAGCAGTATATGAAACAAGATTTAAAGAGAATACCAGACTCGGATTTTGTATTAAACAATATGCATTTGTTTAGATCACATGATAGTATTGCTGTTTACAAAGATGAAACTATAGAGCCTAAGCGTACTAGTGATTATATAAACTCTGATACTAATTATTATAAAGACTGGAATTGTAATGTTGCTTTAGAGAATTTAGTTATTATATTTGATGGCACAGTAACTGGTAGTTGTAACGCTGAATTATTTAAAGACTATAACATAAATTTATTTGCAGAAGATTTTGAAGAAAAATTTAATAAGGCATCATTTAATTTATCAACAATAAAGTGTCCATTTGGAAAATGTTCTTGCCAGCCAGATACACATATTACTAAGTGGAAGTTTTAGTTAGGGGAATATCTGCAACACACGTACACCATTTACGTGTACATATAATAGGAGCAACGGGTGATTCAAAAGTTCCATTATAAATGTTACCAAGACTACCGCCTACTCGACATGTAGCACGATGTACATCACCATCCCAATTTATCATTAAACTTTCTATACCAGCATTACACTTCCAGCCTTCGAATTGATTTAATTTGTGTTTGATAATATCGTTGGCATGTATTTTAGTTTCTTGGTCCACTACACAGTTTGCCTTCACTGTTGCAGTTTTACTCAGTACCCATTCTAAATCTTTTTCTTTGTAGCGCATATCATCAAAATAATCACGTTCTTCTGCAGAAGTCCATCTTATACGTCTACACACATAAGGAATATTATGTCCTTCCAGCAAAGATGCTGATTCTCTAACTTGGTCCATATGTTTGTGATGCGCCATAAGATTGACTTGATACAGTGTATCTTTACTTTCCATATCAAGTAATTGAGAATACCTAACAATGTTTTCAGCAGCTCGACGAGTATGTTCATTGTCAAAGTGCAAACTAAACACCCATTGATCAACAGGCTGTTTGATATACCATTCTGCACTACGCAAGCCATTAGTTGTAACACTAAGCCACTGTAACCTTGCTCTAGCACATTCTAATATATCATTAATCTTAGGATGTACAGTAGGTTCACCGCCAGTTAAACTTAGGCGTATAGGCTTGCCAATTTTTTCTAATTCGTAAATGGTATTAACCATAACGTCTAAGTCAGTATGCGGACTAAAGTTATCGTGTATTTCCGCAGGACAATATGCACAATCTAAGTTACAGCGTTTGCCTATATTCCATTCTACATGTATAGAGTTTTGATGTCCCCATCTGCTTTCTATTGAGTGCATACTACACCTTTAACTGTCTTAAACATTTTTAGTTTTTCTATATCTACTTTATTTGCTAAATCTGCAACAGGAATCATACCTAGATTTAAATTTTTAAATTTAAAAGTTTGTTGTTTGATCCAAGAATTTAAATATAATTTTCTTAATAGGTAGGTTGCGTAAGGAGTAGTAGGTCCAAACTTAACCATGAAATCTGCACTATAGTATTCTTGTGGACGTACTCCTTCTGCAATACTGTCTTTGTCTTTAAAAACATCTAATACAGTTTTTCCTACTTGACAGTAGTTAATATAAACAGTACCATGTGTCCATCTAAAAGTAAAGTGAGTCATGTCTTTTTCAGTAAGATTAATTATAGGCCTATCTTTAAATGTAACAACTACTGTAGGATGATTTTTTGTTCTAGTTTCTGATTCTAATTTATGTATTAACACATTAAAACGTTGAACACATTCTTGTATTTCTAACGGAGCACAATTAAACCATTCTGTGCCTTTGTTAACATCTCCACGAAGTTCTTCAAAAAACTTATGCAAGTAGTTTAAATCTCCTTGAATATCAGTACTACTAGTACTAATACAACGGTCAATACAAACTTCATACTCGTTTACTTTAGCAATACACTCGTTAAGTTCAGATATAAGGTCGTGTGCGCCCCAGTTAGTAAACCTATCTGTTTCGTATAATTCGTAGTTTTGTAATAATTGAATAAACCATTTTTTAGCAATATCTGTACTTCTTACAGTAAATGGTATACTAACGTCTTCTTTGCCGTTTGTTAATATAAGGTTAAACATACGGCTTAAACTCTGGATTGGCACTAAGGAAATCTTGGTTACGAGTTTTGTCTAATCTCTTGTTGAATTCTATGCAATCGCCCCAGTGTGTCTTATGCATATCTTTTGCTTCGATAAAATTAATATTATCTTGTATCTGTTGTAAAGTTATTTGTTTAACAATGTCATGTTCTTTGACTAGTTTATAATCAAGTACTTTAGACTTCATTTGCTCTAGTTCGTTAACAACTTTTGTTTTTAACATTTGAGGTATAACTTGAGCACTTAGTGACATTGGATAATTTACTCTGTGTGAATAGAATACAATTTCCATTTCTTGTAAGAAGTATTCCATAACATCGCAAATTTGTAAAATGTTATTTGCTTGTACAGTAAATGCACCTACTACTCTACTTACATTAGGAAAGCTCTTAAATACTTTTACATTCTCTTCTATTTCACTAAACTTGCCATTGCCTCTGATATATTCATATACATCGTGTATACCGTCTATACTTACATTTACAGCAACACTTTTAAACTTAGGCCAATAGTCATGTATAGTGCGCCCGCCTTTTATGCCTAGTGTAGTACCGTTTGTAGCATATTTTATTTCTATGTTTTTACCATATGGCGCAAGCATGTCTAGTATCTTATAATGGTAAGGGTCCATTAACGGTTCGCCGCCTGCAAACTCTACACGTCTAAAGTAAGGTAACAGCTTTTCAAAACTTGCCCACCAGTTATCTGAGTTATCAAACGGACCAATATACTGTCCTGGTTTGTCTACTAGTGCATCAACAGTTGGTATAAGATAATTGTTTTCTTTCTTGTAAAATTCTGTTACTTGATCCCAATCTTTCCAACTTGTACTGTCCAAAGGATTGCACATACGGCACTTTAAGTTACATAAGTTATTGAGCTTAATTTCCATTGTAGGAAGTTCAAAAGGCATGCTGTAATCGTCGTCTAAAGCGTCTAATGCATCAGGGTATAAGTTGACCCTAGCTTCAGGTATTACCCCCGCTATATGACGCTGTCGTAAGCTCTGTACACCCTGATCTTCAAGGTCAAAGCACGGTTTACATACATCCGGACGTTCGTTGTTAAGTACTTGTTTACGTACTTCACGCATCTTATCGCCATTCCAAACTTCTTCTAAAGTTTCATTTTGAATCCATCCAATAGGCTGACTACGACAGCATACTTTGATAGCACCGTCTTCTCGTGTAGCTAATCCTGTAAAAGGATGCATACAAAATGTACAACTCTTATGCATTATCTATTCCCCATTGACGTTCTTTACACCAAAAGCAATCACCACATAGTGGCACAACCATGCCTGGCTTATATGTAGTATAATCCAAACCTTCAAACTCTCCTTCACAACTACGAGTAACATTCAATAACGATTCGATATTGTTGTTGTAATATTGTCTTATGATCCAGTTCTTTTTAGTATACACGAAAGGATGACAAATGTCAACTCCATTATGAACAAAATGTGGAGCAATATGTCCATGATCACGTTCTGCAACCTTGCCCGGAAAATCAACATCAGGATTCATATTTACTCCTGCATACAGAGCATCTAGGTTATGTTTGTGTGCAATATACTCGTTGTGTGAACGTAGTATAATTCTATTGCCCGGTTTCATTTTTCCGTATTCGTCTTTGATAAGGTATTCTGTAGGTTCTTCTAATTCAGGTGGGACTAAATTTTTATGTACATAAAACTTATGATCAAAGTTATCTTTAAACCATGCAACTACATTAT